AAGAGGAAAGCACTGGTCGCACATGTAATAATTTCTACAGGGCCAGGAGAGTTTATAGCAGCTTTAATGGAAAATTCATTTTTTTCAATAGGTATATTATATAATTCTGAATATATATCAGCACTTTCAAAAATAGAGTCGATAAAATTATATAAATCGACAGCAGCAATGTTTTGAGTAGTGGTTACATCAAATATTGCGTGCATTTCTTTTCCTTGAATATAACAGCTATATAAGGTTCGGTTAATAAAGCCCGAATACGGATTAGCGTTGACGATAGTACCATAGGAATAGATAATTGGTATGAGCATTGGATCTAATTCGCGTCGTTCGAACGGTCGATCTGCAATCCAATTGACATTCCTACGTTTCAAATATGATATTTCTTCATCAAAAAACATCACATCAATACGTTCTTGATCAGAGGCTTCGTAGATGTATGGGTCGCTGGTAATTTGTCCAATAGCAATACGGTCACAATTTGCTCCAGGAACCAGTACGTAGTCACCGATTTTCATGTCATTTACAAAGCGCATAATTTGCGATGCAGTTGATCCAGGTTTAGAATCATCTGGATATGACTCAATGATTTCATCTTTTAAATCATTAAGAGAGCAGTGTTTTATGAAATCAAGATCATCAATTTTATCCCAACCGATGGCAACATATTGCCCAAAGTAAAAGTTTTCAAAATTATCGCCTCCGTTAGTCCTGATAAACCAATAATTTGTGGAAGGATCAATTACTGGAATTCCACAAGTAGTCAAAATATTTAAGGTTTCATCTGCTGAAAACATATAAACTCCCCTTTCGTAAATTTTAATATAGATTTTTCAAAGCCCTTTTTGAATGAAAGCATATAGTCATTTTAATCTTAATTCAATAAGTTCTTTCTGATATCCCAGGATCCGCGCAAGCTGATCTAACAGTACTATTATTTAACCTTCCCAATTACTTTTCCCATACAGACGATATTATCACCACTATGAATAGCAATATTTTTGAAATCCTTATTATGGGAGATTAATTCTTTTTCACCTAATTCTTTTATAAAAGCATTTCCGTTTATCACAAATACCCCGATATCACCTAATTGCATTTCAGCATCCTGGTTTACCAGGGCAATATCTTTATCAGAAAATTCAGGCTCCATACTCTGACCATTGACATCAATGGCAAAGTCGGCAGCAACATATTCCGGGAGGTTCGGAAGTTCTATTTCATCTTCAGCTTCGTTTCCAAGAATAAATATTCCGGATCCGGCAGAGACACCGGCACGGAAATAAGGAAGAACGATGATCTTGCTGTCTGGACGTGACTGGTATTCTACGATAGTCGGAGCTGTAAGTGGGCCGTATTCTTTTATGCGGGCGGTTTCTTTGTCTAATATAGTATCAACAATGTCCTGACCATATGGGTCAAGTGCGCTGTATTTTTTGATATGTTCGTATTCAGATGCTTTTAAACGAAAAGAATTTAAAATTTCTTTTTCGTTAGTTAAACCTAATAAATAATCTACAGATACATTAAAAAATTCAGAAATTTGTTTTAGAAATGTATGACCTGGCTCTCTAACATCAGTTTCATAGTTTCTTAAAGTAGTGCTAGGAATTCCGAGTTTATCTGCAAATTCATTTCTTTTAGTATATCCAGCAGAAGTGCGTAATTCAGTAAGTCGTTCTCCAAAAGTCATTGATAGATACCTCCTTTGTGCTCATTATATGTAATTTATTTCATAGTGTCAATAATTAAATGCTCAAAACGAGCAAATTATTTTACAAAACTATTGACAAATGCTCAAAATGGATATAATATACAAGCATAAATGCTCAATTTGAGCAGAAAAGAGGTGAAAAATGCTCAGGAGTATTGAAGCAGAACGTGTCCGAAAAGGTTGGACAAAGGAAGAGCTTGCTAAAAAACTTAATGTGTCTACAAAAACTTATTACAACTGGATTAATGAAGAAACAGATGTTCCAAGTTCAGCTCTTCTTCGGATGTCGAAAATGTTTGGAACAGATGTGGATTATTTATTAATAGGCGCATCTGGTGTATTAGGTGAGAAAGGAGCGTGAGAAGAATGGAATTATCGGAATGCATACGTCGGAAGTTAAAAAAGAATTGCCGATACAACGAGAAGTCATATCGGCTTTTGATCAGCGGTTTACTCGGTTGGAGCATATCATTATTGATGCTTACTATTCGATTACTGCAGTTTTATGTGTTTAATTAACCCTTTTAGCAAGATCACCAATTTGAGGATTATCGAAAGGACGCTGGTTTTCATTGGAATCCGTTGTCTCAATGTATTCTGAGAAAGGAATCATTGGATTACGGCGAATGGTTTTGATAGGAGACTTGTCATAAATACATGACTCAATGGTACTGATTTTAGGTTGTACATGAGTGATTATCCCAGTCCCTTTAACAAGTTCAAGGAAACCTAAGGATTCTTTTGTGTCAGGATCAAAGATTTCTTCATTGCTTACTTCATAAATAAGATATTTTTGGCCTTCTGTGGCACCGTCATCAGATCCAATGTTAAGAACAAGTTTGTAATCATCAATTACATTCACAACTTTAATGGTCGTTTTCATAATTTACCTCCAGGTTTAAATTCGTTATGGTTTCAGCTGTTTCGATAGTTATAGTGGGTTTAATTATTATGGAACTCAAATGATTGGAAATGCGAGAAAAGTGATCCTCTTTCTTTTCATCGTTTGAGAATAAGATGATTTGGGCTAGGCCATTGTTGGTAATAGTCTCGACATATCCATAAGTTATTAGTTCCTCATATCCATCAATATTCTCGAAAAATGAAACAACTGAATGATGACTTAAAAATGGACACGGTTTACAGAGGCAACGATTATTAGTACATTTAACGATTTCAATAGTGTATGTAAGAGCAACTTGCCGCAAATCGTTATACAGTTTGTAGGAAAGCCAGGCGAAGAGAAAGGCTAGAAAAACCACAATGATAAATGCAATATATGGAACACTATCGTGAGGGTTGAAGTAATACATTGCAAAGGCTGGAAGTAATGCTAAAGCAAAAGAAACATAATTGCTCCAGTCACAAAAATATTTTTTCATGAAATCACCACCGTTTCTTATTGGTAAGTGTAAAAAGTATAACATACATAAAACAAAAATACCAGTGTATGGGATAGATGGGGGTGCCTATTAAGAAGCTGTTGGAGTAGAAAGGGGTGAGAGAGGTGTGGATATCCAGAAAGAAGTGGTCTAGCTTGGTAAAAAGAGTGGCTGCTCTTGAAAAAAAGAATGAAGAGCAACCAGAAAAAATTGCATTAGCAATAACGATGCAATCGAATGAAGAAATGTCAAAAACTAATCGTCCTCATCATCCTTGGTAGTTCGAAAACCAATACGGCGAGCAGGTTTTGCTTTGTCTTCACGTTCCACGGATGTAATGAGAAAGTTGAGCTGACTAACGTGTTGGATAAGTTGAGCTTTTTTCCATTAACAAAGCCATAAAAATAGAGCATATCAGGATTCTGATAGCCAACGGATGTGACAATCATAACAGTAGAAGTACCAAAAGAAGCAAGACGTAAGGCAACTTCATGATCATTGTCAAGCGTAGATTCAAACTCTGCAATTTCTTCCATGATTTTTTCGTATTTCCAATCTGCAAGAGAGTAATTACGAAATTTCAAAGAGAGGATATCGTCCATAAAATATCTCCTTTCTTCTGTACTCGGCTCTGGCGGGAGCCTATGAGGATAGTATAGGGCGGAGAAAACGGAAAGGCAATAAGAAGTTGATTACTTAGGAGTACCCATTGAGAAGCTGTTGGAGTAGGAGGTGAAAATAATGGTAAAAGCGTATGAACCATTATATACGGTAAAAGAAGCTGCAAAGGTTTTAAAAGTCAATGTATCTGCCGTATATAGACTGATTAATACAAAGCAACTTGTAGGACTTCGTTTAGGATCTGTTAAAGTCCGTGGTAGTGATCTGGAACGCTTTTTAGAGCAGTATCCGGCGTTGAATCCAGAAGAAGCCAAAGAGGGTGAAATGGAGGGAGAGTAATGGCAAAGATCAAGAACTATGATGGCCAGACCGGCATGGAGCTGTCCTATGTGGCAGTGCAGGCAACCAGGCCAAAGAAGAAAACTGTGGACTGGGTAGGTATCACAGAGACATTTATAGCCGGTGGCATGTGGGTGATAGTCTTCATGATGCTTGGGGCTGCGCTTGCGGTCCAGGTGCTGTGATGGCTGTGCGGGAAGACCAGTGCGGTACCTGCATCAGGAAGAACCGGTGCATGGAGAGAAGCCGCTTACAGGCATGCAGAGGATACATAAAAAAGGACCCAGGCAGCGGCAACTGCGGAAGGTCCGGTAATAAAAACATTGTACACCCTCATTATACGGAGGGAGAAGGAGAAATGCAAGATGGTAAAAGCGAAGTTTGTAGTAGATAACAGGGAAGCAGGAGAGACCGAGGACTGTGGTCTGATTGTAGCGATCGGTTTGGGAGAGATGAAAGAAGAGAACCAGTTTCAGTTAGCCGTAGTCGGCGGTAAAGGGTTAAGGGGTTCTATGATGGTCCAAGGCTTAGCAGATGGCATAGCAGAAGCAATCAGCCGCATGACTGATAATGATATGCAGGCAATCGCAATGCTGACAGCATTTATAGAAGAGACCGAGAGATGCTGCAAGAAAAAGATGTTGGAAAGGCTTACGAATGGTAACTAAAAAGCTGTTTAACAGCCGGGAAGAGTGGCTGCAGGGGAGAAAGAACCACATAGGCGGTTCGGATGCAGCCGCCTGTGTGGGGCTAAATCCTTATAAGGATAATGTACAGCTCTGGGAAGAAAAGGTAGGACTGGTGCTTCCGGAAGACATTTCTGATAAGGATTATGTCCAGTATGGAACAGAGGCGGAAGAATATCTCCGTGCGCTGTTCGCGTTGGATCATCCGGAATATAAAGTTCTTTATGATCCGGATAACATGTTTACCAATTCTAAGTATCCCTGGATGCATGCTTCTTTAGATGGGGAGCTTCTGGACAGTACCGGACGTCATGGGATCCTGGAGATCAAGACCACAAACATCCTTCAGAGTTCCCAGTGGGAGAAATGGAGGGACAAGATCCCGGATAATTACTTCTGCCAGGTACTCCATTATCTGGCAGTAACGGAATACGATTTTGCAGTCCTGAAAGCCCAGATCAAAAGTGGTCAGGGAGAGCGGATGCGGATCGAGACAAGGCATTACTTTATTGAACGTAAAGAAGTTGAGGAGGATATAGTGTGCCTGGTAGAGTCAGAACGGAAGTTCTGGAACTGTGTGGTCACGGGTACCAGGCCGGACCTGATCCTCCCGGCAATATAGGAAAAGAG